TCAACTATAAGAGTTCATATGAGATGAGCTTGGCTGGCTAACTTGGACTTGCAATTTGCGGTTATTATTTGACATAAGATCTAATAATTCAGTTACATCTCCAAATGTTAGAATTTCTACTAGCAACCATATTGTCGGATATTTATTGTTTTTTAAGTTTTTCTTATCCTTAAGTTCAATTGAAGATGAGCGCTGCATTCTATTGTATATTTTTTGTTTGAAGGATTTTTCCTTATCTTCCAAATAATATTTACAATACTTATCTCTATTACACCAGTTACCAAACTTTAAGTAGTAATAGGCCCCTTTCTGCCCCAATATATAGGCAATTTTTGTCTTTATTGATACCTCAATGTCTTCAATACAATGTAGTAGAGAAATACGCAAATCTTTGTCAGAATAAAATCTATTTAATATATCTTGAAATTCTATGTTATTATATAATCGCTCTTTATTTACATCAACTCTAGATAAAGGAAGTGAAAAAGCTTTTAATTTATAATAACCAATATCTTCAATTGATTTTATCGCCAAAGCTTTATTTTTTATTTTTACTCCCCTACTGGCAAACAAATCCACCTGTTCCTCAAAACTTAATGGTTTAGGTCCTTCCATTTTTACCCCTTTTTGATATAAAAAAATACTCTCACCTCGGAACGTATCCGCCACAAAGGGAGTGAGAGTGTTGTCATTTACATATATATTAAACTATATTTAAAAATTTGTCAACAATAATGTATAAATCTTTCTTATTTTATTAAGTATAGTAAAAAATAGAAGTTTTGTTCATTTTTCTTACCAACAAAAAACACCTGCCGAAGCGGGGTTAATTTTAATAGTTTAATGTTTGACCAGCATAAATCAAATTAGGGTTTGAAATAACGTTCATTGAAACTAAACTTTGAACTGTTTTTCCTAAATGGCTCGCAATTGATGAAAGATTATCACCGGAGCGTACAGTGTAATTGCGTGCTGTAGCCCCAGATTGACCGCCTGTGAAGCGAATAACCTGACCCGTGTAAATCATGTTCGGATTAGATAAACTGTTCTGACGTGCTAATTCTTGCCAGTTTGTTCCCAAGTTTGAAGCAATGCCACTAAGTGTATCACCTTGTTTTACAATATAACTTTTTGCGGGTGTCGTTGGCTGGCTTGTAGAAGCATCAATAGTTTCCACATCATGAACGGATAACCAGCTCATAATACCATCAAGCAAGACAGTATCTCCATTCTTCTGGATGATTTTATGTGGTTGACCTTTTACCCATTGAGGAATTGTTTCTCCTGTGGCATAATTCTTAGCGCCAAAGTTTACTTTAACCGTCATTCCAACTTCTACATCGTTTCCTTTAACTTCATTGGCTTCTTTACCATTTTCAATGGCCGGTGTAGCAGTATCGGGTTTAACTTCTTGGCCTTTCTGTTTTCCGTATCCATTATCTGTGATTCCTGTTAAATCAACATTTCCATCAAGTCCGCCAGCAACATAAGTTGATGTGAACTGGAATACTGAAATTCCGTCCATACTTGGGAAGAAGCTATAGTTTGGAACTGGTGTTACTTCGTAATTTGGATATGCCGCAATCCATAGTGAGTTAGGAAACTCTTTGATGATTTGCTTATAATTGACATTAGCCAAAGTGTAAGGCTTATAAGAATAATACATTGGAGTATATCCAGCAGCTTTTACACGTCGCATTCCATAAAGAATCTCATCAGTATTCGCTTGTTTATCTCCACTTGCTCCACTTTCATAGTCCAAAGCAACAATAGAGTTTTTAGGCGTTTGAATTTTTGGCAAGTAGTGGTCAAGTGCTGCTTTTGCTACTTCTTGTGAACCTCCGACTTGATACCAAATATAAGTGTGCGCTCGTTTACCTTGAGCAATTGCCGATGCAACTTGTGTTTCATAGGTGGCTTGGTCTACAAAGGTTCCACCGTAAGTTCCTCCGATTTGACTAAAAGCAAATTTATCATGAGCATAACCAAAATTACCGTAAGTTCCGTTATATTTTGACCAGTCAACCCCTTGGTCACCGACTGCCGCAAATACTGGCCCACTTGCTGCAACAACAAAGAAAGCTACCATTCCAATGGCAGCCTTTTTAATTAACTTTTTCATTTATTTTCCTCTGATTTATCTTTATTTAAGACTCTATCACTATCTCCTAGACCACTGGTCGTTGGGTCAGCAACAACTCCAACAATTGCTAATAGCGCAAAAGCAGCATTAACCACTGCAGCAAGTTGTTGATTTAAAATAACAAAGTCCCACTTATAGCCAAATGGCGCTCCTATAGCTTGTATTAGCAAGAATAAAGCAGGTAGTAAAGCTAACCAAAAAGCTTTGCTTTTTAAACGTAATTTCCAATTGATTTGATTCATTTTACTCTCCTATTTTTTATGTTTCTATGCAGTTCGTTGCCAATGATATACTGTCACTAAACCAATTACTGCTGAACCGATATTTTCCCATGTACCTGTAGAATACCCTGATGACAAATTTGAGTTATTTGTGACTACTGAACCAACCGGGTGTGCTTGAGCATAGTCAATGCCTTTTCCATTTGTATCCAAAACTTTAACCCAATTTGGTGTAGCCGTAGTAGTATAAATGGCTTGAGTAGTTGTAGTTGGCTCAGTATAAGTATAAGGAACTGTCGCAGTATAAATTGTTCCATTTGCTAGAGCAGTCATACTCATATTTCCATTAGCATTATACTTTGTAACGCTACAAATTACTATATACACGCCAACTGACGGTGCATTTTTAGCCCATACAGATTGCAATATAAACATATTAGCTTGATTTGTGTTGACAGCTCTAGTATAAATCTTCATTCCAGAACTAAAATCAGTTGTATTAATATTGCAATTTAATCCATAAGCATAAGCGCTTGGATTACCAGTACCTCCATTTGCAATAGGAAGCGCCCCTACAATCCCAATATTAGTTACATCAGCAGTCCCATCAAAATTTTGAAATGCCGAAGTTTGAAGATTTACTCCAAGTTTTCTAGCTATTCCCAGTTTGCTTGCACTGACCGCATTGCCATTAAGTGGTAAACTGTTCGCTTGTGCTTCGGTAGCCTTTGTTATTGCAGTTTTGGCATCAGTTTCAGCTTGATTCACCTTTGCTTGTAAGTTATCCAAGTCCGTTTGATTAGCTTTTGTTGAAACAGTTGCTGATTGATTATTAACAGTATGCTGTAAACTTTCTAAATCCGTTTGATTAGCTTTAGGAGAGTAATCTCCGTTACTCATCAGAGAAATGTTACTTGTTAAAACCTTTACTGAATTTATTAGCTCAACAACTTCCGATTCACTTGCATTTCTTGCAATTGCTTCTAATAGCGATTTTATAGTAACTAAATTTTCAGGACTAATACCAAATGCTTCTACTTCATTTTTTAGGTCTGTCATTGCGCTTTGTAAGCTAGTCATATCAGCTAAATTTGCTTTAAGCTCAATATTGCTCTTGTTTGATTCAGTTTGAGCATGTAAGTCATTCAACTCACTACGCAACACTTGTGGCATTTTTCCTAATAATAATTTCGTAAAATCATCAATATTATTATTTACTTCTTGAGCTAAATCTGTAACTGTGGTAGTGTAAAATAAGTTGTGTAAACACAAAAAGGAATAAATCCGTTATAGTAGAGTTGCGAAACATTACTAGAAAGAGATTTATTCCTATGACTCAGTTTACCACAGAACTACTTAACTTCCTAGCCCAAAAGCAAGATATTGATGAATTTTTCCGTACTTCTCTTGAAACTGCTATGAATGATCTGCTTCAAGCAGAGTTATCAGCCTTTTTAGGGTATGAACCTTACGATAAAGTAGGCTATAATTCTGGGAATAGTCGTAACGGAAGCTATTCACGGCAATTTGAAACCAAATATGGGACTGTTCAGTTGAGCATTCCTAGAGATCGTAATGGGAACTTTAGTCCAGCTTTGCTTCCCGCTTATGGACGTCGAGATGACCACTTGGAAGAGATGGTTATCAAACTCTATCAAACCGGTGTAACGACTCGAGAAATTAGTGATATCATCGAGCGAATGTATGGTCATCACTATAGTCCTGCCACAATTTCTAATATCTCAAAAGCAACTCAGGAGAATGTCGCTACTTTTCATGAGCGAAGCTTAGAAGCCAATTACTCTGTTTTATTTCTTGACGGAACCTATCTTCCATTAAGACGTGGAACCGTTAGTAAAGAATGTATTCATATCGCACTTGGCATTACACCAGAAGGACAGAAGGCTGTTCTTGGATATGAAATCGCCCCAAATGAAAACAATGCTTCTTGGTCCACCCTGTTAGACAAGCTTCAAAACCAAGGAATCCAACAGGTTTCTCTTGTAGTGACCGATGGCTTCAAGGGGCTTGAACAGATTATCAGTCAGGCTTACCCATTAGCTAAACAACAACGTTGCTTAATTCATATTAGTCGAAATCTAGCTAGTAAAGTGAAACGAGCAGATAGAGCGGTTATTCTGGAGCAATTTAAAACGATTTATCGTGCTGAAAATTTAGAAATGGCAGTGCAAGCTTTAGAGAACTTTATCGCCGAATGGAAACCAAAGTATAGGAAAGTCATGGAAAGTCTGGAGAATACGGATAATCTTTTAACTTTTTATCAGTTTCCCTACCAGATTTGGCACAGCATTTATTCGACAAACCTCATTGAGTCTCTTAACAAAGAAATCAAACGTCAAACGAAAAAGAAGGTTCTTTTTCCTAACGAGGAGGCTCTGGAACGTTACTTAGTTACTTTGTTTGAAGATTATAATTTCAAGCAAAGTCAACGCATCCATAAAGGGTTTGGCCAATGTGCTGACACACTTGAAAGCTTATTTGATTAATATTCTTCAACTCTACTTGAGTGTTTACACATAATTATTGACAGTATCGTCGCTCTAAAGCCATGCGTTGTAATAGATATAAACATATCATTTCTAAAAAGAAATTTTCTGACATACATTATACGACTCTTTCCGCCCCTCTGGGGCTTTTTATTTGCCAAACTTGCTACTTACGCTGAGTTGAATACAACGTGTAACTACATTCACAGAAGCTTCGCAACTGTTTTGTTTGTTCGGTTGTTTGACTTTATGAGTTTATTGTAACACGGTTAAACCGTGCTTGTCAATAAAAAACTTTCTTTTTTTTAGTTTTATTTTATAATTATGGTGTTTACTTGCTTTTTTTACGGTTTACCCGTATAATACGAATATGAAAACAAAAGATTTAGGAAACAAAGAAATAATGTCCGAGAACATAAAACGGCATTTATCTAAAAAAAGCTTAAATGTTAAAGAGTTCTCCGAAATTATGGGTTTTAAGTATACTACTGTTTTGGATTGGGTTAATGCAAAAACATACCCAAGAATTGATAAAATAGAGTTAATGTCTCGGTATTTTGGAGTAGATAAATCTGATTTAGTGGAAAAGTATTCAGAAACATCTTCTATTCTATCCGAAATAAATAAAATCAGTTCACAACTCGAAGAGCCAAGACAAAAAGTTGTTTTAAACACTGCAACCAATCAATTAGATGAGCAAAACCAAGAAAAGAAAAAAGAATCTAAAATTGTTTCTATTAAAAACGAACAAGAAAAATTTGACCTTGCAGATTTAGTGGATGATAGTAAAGTTGATTGGGATAAGTGGGTTTCATTTGACGGCAGACCATTAACTGATGAAGTAAAAGAAGCTATGAAAAAAGCCCTAGGAAAAGAGCTAGAAGACAAATAGGAGGTTTCTATGAGCAGACAGGAGCTTTTAGAATATCTCCTTGAAGAAATTGAAAAATGTGGATTCAAAATATGTGATATTAAATCTATGCCACTACCGGCAGTTGTTAATGTTGATGCTAGGGTAATGATTTATAATTCTGATGAAGCAACTCCTTTCGAAGTTGGTCATGAATTGATTCATATCATTAATAAAGATAACCATCGTGGAAAATATTTTGATGCAATCAATCCACAAGAAGTTAGAGCAAACCACGAAGCGATTCTTCTGCTTTGGGAAATATTTGAAGCCAATGGGGGAAGCTATGAATATTTCAATGTGTTTGTGAATACAACAGATGCACCTTTTGAATTGGCTGAGTCAATCATCAAAAATGAATATTTAGAGCTGCATGAAGCTATCACTGAAATATTTGAAGATGAAATAAAAGTTAGTATAAATAAGCAAGAAATGCATGATTATATCGTAGATTACATTAGTTATTTTGATGTAATTGAAGCTATTAATGTTTACCAATTTTTGGATCATTATCATCTAAGTCATAATTTCTTTAATATGGCAGAAAAAGAATTCCAGCTATTATTGGAAACTAATTAAATAAGTAAAACTACGATCAATGTCTTGATTCTCGTTAAAAGCTAGGTTAGGAACATAAACATTATGAAAAAAAAACCGCCCAAGTTTGGAGACGATAGGCGGTTTTAAACTATAAAGTAGTATAAAGGCTTTAATAAGCTTTTTACTATACCATTTTATCAGAAACGAGGTATAAAAAGCAACTTTGGAAATAAAAGCATATAAAAAGAAGAATGGTACTACTGCTTATAAGTTCAAAGCATATCTAGGTAAAAAAAATGGTAAAAGCCAGTACGCTGAAAAAAGTGGCTTTAAAACCAAAGCTGATGCCCGAGCTGCTTTGCATAATATCCAAGAAGAAATTGACAATCCTACGCCAAAAAGTTCTATGACGTTTAAAGAACTTTATGATGAATGGCTATTGGTTTATGAAAAGGAAGTACAGAACAGCACTTACTACAAAACTACTAGAGCATTTGAAAAACATGTCTTACCCGTCATAGGAAGCACAAAACTATCAGATTTTACACCCATGGAGTTACAAAACTTTAGAAATGATTTATCTGATAAGCTTAAATTTGCTCGTAAACTATTCGGAATGGTTCGCAAGGTATTTAATCACGCTGCTCTGCTAAGTTACATACAAGCTAATCCAGCGGCTCCTGTAACCTCTCAAGGTATTAAGAAAAAAATTGAAGAAAAGAAAGACTTTTATGATACCGATGAATTAAGAGATTTTATGGCTTTAGTAGAAAAAACGAATGATATTAAGAAAATAGCTTTATTTCGTATCCTTGCTTTTACTGGAATTCGTAAAGGTGAACTTCTCGCTCTTGAATGGAAAGATTATAGAAAATCAACTCTTGATATCAACAAAGCTATTTCTCATTCTCCTGTAGGATATGAAATACTTCCTCCTAAAGCTAATTCAAACAGATTGTTAAGCCTTGATGAAAAAACTTGTAAAATCCTTGATGAATTACACCAAACCTATCCTGAATCCACACGAATTTTTGAATCTGAAAATGGAGGGATGCTATCACCTTCAAAACCTAGAAAATGGCTTTTAGAGATAACCAAAGAAAAAGAAATTGAGCCAATCAGAATTCATGCATTTAGACATACTCACGCAAGCTTGCTTTTTGAATCTGGCATGAGTTTAAAACAAGTTCAATATCGCCTAGGGCATGCAGATTTAAAAACAACAATGAACATTTATACTCATATCACTAAATTTGCTAAAGATAAAATAGGGCAACAATTTTCCGATTATATTGATTTTTAA